ACCATCGCACCATTGATGATGCGGTTCTTCATATTAACGGATGGAGTTACCGCATTAGCAGTAATACTCCCACCATACATGGGAGTTGTTATTCCTGTATCACCTGAAAGCGTAATAGCCATTATGCTAACTCCTCATCTGTTGGGCGTGGCAATGTTGGGTGTTCCCACTTAGCAATGTAATCGCCTTTGCCGTCTGAATCGTTTTGTAGTGTGATTACAGTTGTAAAATCTTCTTGGGTAAGACTAGGATATAAAGTCATAATTTTTGTGTACATTATGCTGACCTCACTAAACAACCATTAAACCAAGTGGCAGAATTTGTAGCTTCTGTTGTTCTTGCCGCACCCGAATAACAATAAATTTCAAAATAATCAGTAGTGCCGTTAGCATAAACTAATGAAGATACAACTGTTCTAAAAGATGCAGTTCCACCATCAGCACCACTTTTAAATGCAGAGCCGTTTTTGTATATTATTGCAAAAATTTCTGTTGCACCGCCACCGCCAGCAATAGATATAGCAGAATTTAATTGATAATAACCAGCAACTGTTGGCGTAAATGTAGACGATGCAAAATTGTTATTGGTGTCAAAATCTTCTGTGGCAAATAAAACTTTTGTGTTAGTTCCCGAAACTAAAGAAGTTGAAGCACTATTATAAGCACTAAACGCTGGCATATTACCGCTAACCATTGCTGTGCCTGTTACCGATGGCACAGTAACTAAGTTACCAGTTCCCGATGCTAACTGTAATACACCGCTATTGTCAGCAGATTGAGTTAATCCACTTGTAGTTGTGGCTGTAATAATTGATGCCATTATGCTACTCCCTTCGGATACTTAGCCTTGACTGCCAAGCAGTCAGCAATGTATTTATCAATCTGTGCTTGGTCACCCTTTACTACACCATCAATGTAATCGGTGATGGGTGGGTATTCTGCGGCTCTTTTAGCAATATAAGCATGAGCATCTACATAAGCCTGAACTGCGGCTTTATCGTACTCAACAATATTTTCGTCTTTGTCATAGGCTACATTGCCACGAATGGTAACTACGGATGGGTTTAATTTGTAAATAGCGTCAATCATCCTGCAATCTCCATAAGTGTTAGCGTAGATGTTACATTGCTATCGTTTATAGTTACATTTGTTCCTGTGCCTGAACCATTCTTAAACTGAATTTTATAAGTTGTTGAAGAAGTTGTAGCTGGGCTATCTAAATAATTCATCGTTGTCGATGTTCCACTTGCACCAGTTGTATTTGTGTAAGATAGAGTGTTTTCAGAGAATTTAACTATTTCTGTTGAACCTCTAACAATATTTACACCAACAGAAGAATTTGCACCATTTTTATAAACTGAACTTAAACAAGCTATTGCCAAAATTTTGCTAGAAGAACTTGTTGGAGTAATAGAAGCTGACAATCCTAAATCTACAAAACTTCCTGAAGTTGTGCTTGTAGATGTTGAATAAGTAGCTTGAACCACCTGAATCACATTACCAGCTTTAGGCGATGTAGTTGTAAGAACTGTTCCTGATACGGCTGGTAAGGTTAATACAGTAGTACCAGCAATGGCTGGTTCCTGTAATGTAACGCTACCTGAAGTTGAGCCTTGTAAGACAATAGACATTATTTACTCCTTTTGTATATTTTAGTGGTTTTCATCTTACAATACCACCCATCTCTGACCGCTTGGCACGGTAACTGTAATACCTGCATTAATGGTTATTGGTCCTACTGACATAGCGTTTTTACTGGTTGTTAAAGTGTAATTTGTAGTAACAGTTACTCCGTTTTCTACAAATACTTCATCTCCGCCACCGCCTGTAGCACCACCACCAATACTTCCCCAAGAAGTGCCATTGTAGCCTTCAAATTGCTGATTATCAGTATTAAACCTAAAGTATCCTGCTGATGCAGGACTATCTCTTTCTGCCGTATCTCCAACAGGCACAATTTGTGAGCCTGTAGCACTTGTAATAACTTCCAAAGCGGCTTTGGCATTGGTTGCATCAGTAGAACCTGTTCCCCCATTGGCTAAAGGAACTGCATTATCAAGACCAGCAGAAGCATCTAATTGCCCTGAAGTATTAACAAAATTGGCTAACTGACTTAAATTATAGGCTTGTGTCATGCTGGTCCTACTCTAGCAAAGGTTTGTTGTCCTAATAAAGTATAACTGTTATCAGGTGTAATTAATAGGGTATATAAGGAAGAACTAGATGTATAGTCTGCGCCTAAGGCTAATATCATTCCATTTCCATATAGATTAAAAGCATCAATATTGTGGGCAAATGCATATTCTGTAACTCCTTCAATGGTTGTGGCTAACGAATTACCTACATTGGAACAAGGTATAGAAAGATTATTTTCATTAAATTGAATAACTGTTAATGTGCCTGAAGTTGGTGCAGGTAAAGCGGTTATAGTTCCACTTGTAATGTCATAATCCAATTCATTAAAGGCTGAGCCATTAACAAACAATAGTTCAAAGCCTGACCTTAATTGCCATTCTGTAGGTGTATAAGATGAAGCATTTGTTAAGGAAACCTCATATCTGCTAAATGGCTGATATTCGCTATTGGCAGGTCTAAATCGATAAATATTAGCATTGGTGGTTGCGCCACTAATAGTTCCTGTAAAGGTAATTTCTCGTGTAGCGTAGTTAACAGTATCGACTGTAAAGGTTGTTGGGCTGCCTGTATTACTAAAGCATAATTCATCACCTGCGTTAATATTTTGATATGGGCTTGTAATTGTTGCGTAAGTAATACTTGTGCTTGTAGATGATGCTATCTGAATATTTAATGGCTCGTAATAGTCATCTGTGGTTTCGGCTTTCATGTTAATAACTACTATCTTTTCTCCCAACAAACATGGGTTATTAAGTACAAACCCTAATGAACTTTCGGTATAGTCTGTCGTTGCTAATAAAGAGCCATTTTGGAAGATTAAAATATTTCCTACTGTATGGGCTAGACTAAAGGTATCTTGACCACTAGAAGCCGTAAAAACAGTTTGTGTATAGTAAAAGTTATCAGGTGTAGCAAAACCTACTACTCGACCATAAATATCAATCGTTAGGTTTGCAACTGCACTTGTCTTATATTGAACACCAGCACCAAAGTTTAGGAATCGTTCTAAAGCGGCAACCACAGTTCCATTTTCGGTATTGGTTACACGGATTAAGCCATCAGAAGCGGATACAGAAGATGTGCCTACTGTAATTAATTGCCCTGTCCTAGCATCCAAATCAATAATATTAAGTGTTTGTGGTAATGCTGACCATAATGATTGGTCGTAAGTAGCAGTATCCGATGGCACAAAAGCGCCTGTTTGACTTGCAAATAAAGCCCCACCTACACCAAAACTAAATCGCCTGCTTTGACGATTGGAATATAAAAGGAAATTATCTATTCCAAATACAGGATTGGCTTCATACCAAGTATAAAGAGTAGGATTGTTAGTAGTATTAGTTGTGGCTTGATTTAATAAACCAAACCAATCTTTATTAGTTGGAGAAAAACTAAATCCACCGCCTGATGCATTATCTGCATACGCTACTGCCAAATATCGATATTCATATTGGAAAGATAATGGTCTCCAATTAATAACAGAACTATTAGAACTATAAGCAGATGTAGCAAGACTATTAACCATTCTGGTAAAGAAATACCAATTACCAAATGGAATACTAGTTAAAGTTGTTGCAATTGATGTATTGGCTGGATATGGATTTCCACTTGCTTGTATAGCAGTTGTTCCAGCAAAGATTAATTGTGTGGTGGTTGGACTTGCAAATGCCGAATACCAAATTTCTGCATACTGAACAATACCAATATTAGGTGTAGTTACTACAACATCAAAGGATGGAATGTTAGCACTTGGCTGAATATTGCTAATGGTAGGTGTTGGTATAGAACTAAAGAATGTAGGATCACCAATACCTGTATTAGTAGATGGTGTGTATTCTGTAATATTTCTATCATCATATACCGCAGGATTAAATTCTCCTAGTTGTAATTTAACAATAATTGCGCCATCATCGGAAAAAGTTTGAGTTACCTTATTAATTCTAAATAACTTATTTTCCCATCCATAATTAATACTGGTTAAAGTTACTACATCGCCTGCTTCCAATTCAAGACCAATAAAATTAACATCTACTTGAACATTCAAATCTTCTCTTGCAGATTCTAATACTCTATTAGCAATATATTGCGCTTGAACGCTATTATTTACCAATGGCAAAGCAAGTGAAAATTTATTGACAGGCTCATTAGGATATAACAAAGATGGTGCAATTTGGGCTAAGTCAAAATTAGCACTATTAAAAGAATCTTGATTAGTTTTATCAGGGAACTTACACTCAATAACATTGTAGGAAGAAGATATATCCATTGGTGTAATAGTAATAGCAGAAATCATATTGCTATCATTAATATTCATGGCTACTGTATAAGTAGGCTTTTGAACTATTACACCCCATTTAGCATTTACTTCATTATATTTAAGCAAACAATCACAACAAGTTGTCATATCTTGTAGATTGTCCATAACACTTCGTGTTGTATCTATAACTCCATTAAACTTAAATCTGGCTTGTGTAGATGTGCCACCTTCATAAGTGGTGTAAGTAAATGATTCATTAGAATAAGCGGTTAATTCATTTAGACTAGTTGTATCAACTTGTGATGCTGGAATTGCGCATCCATACCGAGTATTAGTTAAATAATCATAGAAACAATCACCTGTATTAGTGCGACTGTTGGTTATCTTGAATCGTGTTTGTTCAATACCACGGACATTGGCAGATTGACTATAAGTTAATTTAATAATTGCAAATACAGTATTACTCATTAATTTGGTGTTATTCCATTGATACACCAAACCACTAGATTGCATTACTTGTATGGCATTTAATGATGAATTAGTAGGGCTATAAGAACCATTACTATATAAATAAAATTCTATTTTGCCATCTACAGTTGTATCGCTAGTGCCATTTGATTCATCCAATAGGCTTGCAACTGTGTAGCGGTCTTGTCTAAAAACAACTTTTTTACCGCCATAATAAATATCGCCAAAAGTAAAAGTGTCAGTAGATGTAACTTCACAAATAGACAAAACATAAAATAGTTGTTGGTTATCTTCTGTAATACTTAAATCTGTAATAGTGCCACCTACCCATGCAGAACCATATACAACAGGTAATTTATTATCTGTCGCTGGTGGAACTTGTTGTCGATTGCCAATATCAGGACTTGATCCTGTAGTTCCAGCATCACCAAAACTAGGCGCTGATGGCGCTAGTAATTTACTAATAACTGTGGATACAACCATGTTAATTGCAAATGCCACAATAACTCCAGCCGTTGTGGCGGCAAATGCAGAGCCAAAAACTGCGGCAACAATAATAGAGCCTGCCGCTAAAACTTCAGTAGCAACTGTTAATGCAAAAATAAAGACAAATAACTTATACATTATTGAATCCAGTTTTCATCTTTTTTCCTAAAGCCGTAGCGTTCATAACTTAAATTAGGACTAACATCTAACTTAGTAATTGTGAAATATTTAATACGACCTTCTTCTTTTAACTTTTTGGCATAATTTAGATACGATACAAATAGTCTATAGCCTGTAGTTGTATTGCGTTGTTCAGGTTTAACATACCATGCCAATTCGTGCATAGCAAAAGTCTTATTGCACCAAATTGTAGGTAATACCATAGCCATAATTAAGCCTTTATTTTCTTCCAAAAAAATAATTCCTTGTCCTGCAAAAATACTATCCAACAAACTATTCCAATGTTCTTCATTATCAATTTCTTTTAATTCAGGAAAATTTGCTTCATCCCGAAATAATTTCATCATTTCTATTATTTGTGTTTTGTCATATTTTGTTGCTTGTCTAATCATGAATTGGAACTTGCACCTTTTCCAAAGTAATAATTAATGGTAGAAATAAATGCAACACGACTCATACTTGTATCGTTACTATTAAAAAATTGCCAAGAACTATTATTGGTATATCGACCAGCAACTCTATTTCTTAAAATTAATTGTATAGATGATGCAGAAACACTTATTACGCCAACAAAAGACCTAACTTCTTCCATCCATTGTTCTGTAATAGCAAATGAATTAATGTAACCATTAAAATATTGATATAGACCGCCTTGACCGCCTGATGTAATTAATGCGCCATTAGTATTAAAAAAACCTTTCCATGCTTCTATCTGTGAGCCTTTAATTTCTTGTCCAAGAACCCATCCAAGCATAGTTGTATCTATACCAACCAAAGTAAAATTTGTTTCATTAGCGGTTGATTTAATATCTCTTTGCACATCACCAACCTGAACCAATTGACCAAGCGCATTAAAAGGTTGTGCATCTACGGCTGGAATAGTTAATGCTGATGCGGATGTGGCAAATCGATAAGTAGCGGATGGAGTGGTAACACGAACAAAATCCGCATAACGGATATTATTTGTGTTTTCTACTGGTGCTATGACATCACTCATAAAACGCTTTCAAAAGCACTAAAACTACCTGACCATTGAATAAAAGAATCATTAGTCATTGGCATTAAAGTATAAGTAGGGTAATCCCTTAATATGACAGGAAAGGTTGTGCCTGTATAAGTATTACCACCCATACTTACAGTTGTTCCATATTCGCCTAAAACCGCATTTAAGGCGCTTGGAAGCGTTGCAATTAAATTCCTATGCACAGGTATATTAACTGTTGAATTAGTGCCTCTTAGCACGCTAGCCGTGGCTATATAAGCATATCGCCCTACCTGACAAAAGTCGCCTACTTTAACCACATATTTAGTAGATGCTATACCACTAGGAAAATTACCTAGTACAAGCGTTTTATTAGCCGAACTAGTTTGCCATTGGCAAGAACTAATTTGCGTTGGTGTTAAGTCGCCTTGATATTCTATGTAGTTTTGCCAACCTGTAGCGCTAAAGTTTAGATATTGTTCTAAAGACTTATCAGGAATACGCAAAGAATTTAATACATCTCTATTTTCCGAATACAACAAATAATTCATTGGTTTTAGTTCAAATGAAAAAGGCACGACTGTTTGTATTTCGCTAGTGCTAATACGCTGATTACGGCTAATCATTTGACCAACAAACCGATGGTCATTAATGCCTACAGATTCACTAATAGATAAAATGGTGGTTAAACTCATTATGTCCTCGATGCAGGTAAACTACGACTTGCAGATTGATTGGCTGACCATACTGCCAATTTGTTTTTAGCAAGAAATTGTGTAGCCGATTGCGTATCAATAGCCGACATATTTTCAATATATGGTCCGTTATAGACAACTTGTGGTTGATTGTTTCCTAATACAGAGGAAAGTTGATTATTTGGAATAATAGTTCCACTTCGTTGTGGAACAAAAATTTCAGGACCTTTCTCACCAACAATAGCGGTCTCATTAGCCGCTATTTGACCACCTTCTGCAAATAAACTATATCCACCCAAACTAGAAACATCTACAGTTCCTCCACCACCACCACCACCACCAAATATAGATTTAAATATTCCACCAAATCCACCTGCAGAACTAAACATTTGCATCATTTGCATACGAAGTTGTATTTTAATAAGGTCTTTAATAACGCTAGATGCAAAATCACTAAATCTAAATTTGCCTGTTTCTACAAAATTATCTAATGCAGAGGTCATGTTACCTGTTAAAGACTTAAACATTTCTTCGCCGACTTTGCCATAATTAAACGCATCTTCTGTATATTGATTAAATGCTTTATCCCATCCGTATTCAAATGTGCGTTGCGTATCAATAGTGGTTTGAGTAATAACTCTTGCACCATTAACATAGGTTTGTTGCATTTCTTTAATTTTGGCAATTTGTTTGTCGTATTCATCTAATACTTGTTTATTAGCCCCACGACCTGCGGCTTCTTCTCGTTTTTTGGTAATTTCATCAATTTTTTGGCTTGTTGCCATTAACACCTGATTAATGGCTTCTTGAACTTTGCGTTCATTTTCTGTAAGCCCTTCCATATTTTTTCTAATGGCTAATTGGGCTAATTGAAACGATTGTTGTCTTTCATATTCGACAGATAACAACTTAGCCATTTCAAGCATATTTTTTTGCTTGTCGTTAAGTTCAATTTGTCGTTTAATTTTGTCCTTATCCATATCGATAGGACTTGCTTTGACATCTTGACCTTTAAGAACTTGTTGTTGAAATTGGTCTAAATCATATCGAGCAATTTTGGCTTTATTAGAATAGTTTTCCCAAATTTTTGCATTTAAAGCACCATCTAATCGCATTTCACTAAGTGCTTTTACGCCATTAACAATTTGTTGAACTACAAATACAACTTCTGAGCCAATAACTACAACGGTTTCAAATACATATTTAAATACAACACCAACGGCTTCTATAACTTCTTTAAACTGACTAAAATATTCAATGGCTAATTTAAGGTCTGTTCCAACGGACTTTGCAATAACCGCCATTAAGTCGCCCCACAGAACTGTTAGCATATCTGCGGCTTCGCCCATAGCACGAATAGAGCCTTCCGCATCTTTAAATCGTTTGGTTTGTTCTTCTAGGGCTTGATTAAATTGGTCCCACGAAATATTCATACCTGCTTTGCTAAAGATTTCCCTAGCAATAGCATTACGCATAGTCGCATCTTCGACCTTAGCCAACGATTCAGCGACTCGTTTTAATAATTGTTCTGTAGATGAACTAGCAATTTCTTCAATGCTAATACCTAACCGTTGGAATGGTTTTTCAGCACCTTCTACACCTTGCGTAACCTTATCAATACTGCTTGAAAGAGCAGAAAGCATCTTTCCTGCGTTTTCGGCTTTCCCACCTGATGTTGCCAACGCAGAAGACATTCCCATTACGGAACTGACTGCCATGTCATTGGCATCTGCTAGGTCGGTTACACGGTCAGCGTAGGCTACCGTTTTGGCTATTAGTCCTGCCATGACTGCGGTTGCACCGCCAATAGCAGGTTTCGCCTTTTCTACAAACTGTGATAATTTAAGAGTGGCATCGCTTAAGCCTTTGACAAACTCACCTGTGTCTATTCCTAATACTACTCCAAGTCGGGCGACATTATTTGCCATTATTTGTCCTTAAATAACTCTTTTGGTGCGTTGGGCTTAGTTTTAACAAAATTTAACAATGCTTTGTTGGCTAACTCCTTCTTATCTTGTTCAGTCAATGGCGGGTACAAATACTCGTATTGATTAGGAATAATATCCTGTAGTTTATATGGTTGTTTGCCTTTCGGCAATAACGAGTTGAAGTAACCTGCGGTATAACTTCCTAATACTTGTAATAGTCCAAGATTACCAATAATGCCATCGCTATACATAATGCAGATGTCAATAAAAGTTTCTTCGTCTACTTTTTTTGGGTCAGTTCCGTGTGCAGTTAAATAAGCCTTGACCTGTTTACGGACTGACCTAACTACTTTCCCTTTGCGTCTTTGTAATTAGGTGAAATTACATTAGCAATAAGTTCGACCATTTCTAGTTGAACGCTAAAAGGAAAAAGTTCTTCCACCATGTCGTATGTAATAGTCGACATATTGAAGTCTTTTTCTTCGGGGACTAAAAATTTAAACATAGCCAATATTCTGTTTTCAGTAATGGCTTTGTTTTTAGCAGTTTCTTTTAGCGACCTGCCTTGAACTTTAATGTCGTTATCTTCAAAAACAACACCTAAAGATGGGTCTAAATTTTCTTTTTGGTCTACAAAAGTCTTTCCAAGTTCTTCATAATACTTATTGACTTTTGCTTCATCGACTTTTTGAACTTCTTCCATAATGGATTCAAATTCAGCAGTCAAAGGAACTTTTACTTTAAAAGTATGATTGTTAAATTCAAAACTTCGGATTCTTATACTGTCTGCATCAAACTTTTTACCAAATGCTTTAGATAAATTTGTCATCTTGTTTTCCTTGCTTGTCTTGCTCTATATTTTTCTAATACTTGTTTAAAATTGTCTTTTAGACTGTTTACTACTCGCTGAATATTTGTTTCTAATGCAGGTCTTAAATAAGGTCTAGCACTCATTTTGGCAGTACCAAATTCTTGGGCTACTGCTCGAGCATCGTAGAAAGAATTATGCGATTCGTAAAATTCTCGTTTTGCTTTTGCGTAAGCCTTTTTATTTGTTCTGTATAAATCGCCATACATTTCGTGAAACTTTTTATAAAGTTTTTTGGGAAATGCTTTAGTCGTAACCATAGCAATAGAAGTATCACTTTCTTTTACATACTTAGACTTTTTATCTTTACTAGTAGGCTTTCTAGCGTAAATCCTTAGCGTAGATGCTAATGCACCTGTGTCTTTTGGTGCTAGGTTTTTAGCAGTAGTTAATACAGGCTCCATAGCCTGATAAGAGGCTTTGTTAAGAATTTTTTTGGCATCCTGTTCGCCAAAGTCTCTTTGCATTTCTCGCACAAGAGCATCAAATTCGGCTTTGCCCTCAATGCTAACGGTAATTGTCATGTTAGCCTTTCAGTAATTTACTGAATATAGCGTTATTCAAACGAACAACATAGTCGGCTACTTCTTCGGGAGATAATTTATCTGCGTGATGGATTGCTATTTTGTAAGCAACATCAATACCTGCAATTTTTTGTTGTCTAAAACCAAACCAATCCTTGCTTCCTGAATTGGCTTGGCTTATTAAAAACTGTATTAGGTCATTACTTCCATTCTGTGTTGTCATGTTTTGTTGTTTTGTATTATGAGTTAGACCATCCATACGAATTACCGCCTGTTGGGTGGATTGTGAAGATAAATTTACCTTCTGCATCCGTATTCATATCCCAAGACAAACCGCCGACACGACCATTAAATGCGTATGCAACGGTATCGGTGCCATCGTAAACCGCTACAACATAAGTACGAATAATCGTACCGTTGTAACCGTCATCACGAATCAATAACTGAGCAGGGTCGGCAGGATTCCAAGCGGCAGTTACAGTTAAACTAGTAACTTGGTTTTGCGTTGTAATCTTTGCACCTGTTCTAGCACCTGCTACTGAGTATGCGGCAAACGCATCATCAGCACCAAATGGAGGAACAACCTCAACAGGAACTTGCAAACCGCCTGTACCTGTTCCACCTGCAGACGGACCAACGATAAGGTCAATATCTGCCCAAGTGTTTAATTCCGTATCAGTCAATGCAGTAGGAGTTGCTCCATCTTGACACCATAGTGTCGCTACATAGCCCGGTAAGACTTTATTAATTAGTGCCATTTGTAAACCTCGTTAAGAAAAAAGTTAATCAATTTTATCTTATGCGGGAACATATATAGTGCTATCTAAAAAAATCTGATGCATTCCTATTTCATTGTCATAACTATTATATAACCACATCACATCTGCTTTTGCAATAAAAAAACCTGTTGTATCAGGATTGCCAAACATACCTGAGTAGCCATGCAACGATTGTAGTATATCGTTGGCTAAATTAAAAGCATCACTCATATCTTTAGCAAATACAGATATTTGAAAGGTAGGACTATCTATGCCTTTATTGTCTTGATTTTGTCCTGTAAATACGGGTTGATGAATGTCCCTAATATGCCATGTCAAGAATTGAGGTTCTGTAGCATAGTTACGGTTAAAGTTAGCGTAGACAGGCACAGGGTCAACAATATCACTGAGTTGATACTGAATAGCCTCTGCGTAATAGACGGGGTTAAGTTGAGTCGTCATACAGGAGTGCTCGGGCTATTGTAATAACATAATAGTGTTACATACATACGGTCGTCAGATTCACGAATATCAGTAACTCGCCAATCTTGTCCTCGCCATGTAATACTGTAGGCATTTTGATTGTCAACAATTTGCTTTGTGTTGGGTGTGTAGTTCAAAGTGAAGTTGACTAAATCAGTATAAACCCTATATTTGTCGGCAATTCGTAGGCTATTAGCAACATCTCGAACTCTTGCTCGAGTATCAAACCATTTTGTAATATTTGTCGTGTATTGACCTAAAGAATCAACACAATTTGACACATTATTAACGGTGATATTTTCAAACCGAACAATGCTCATTTATAGCACCAATGGTTTGTAGGGTCTAAGAAGTTGTGCAACACCAAAAGGAATGTCGTGCAAAACACCGCTTGTGGTATTGCTACGATTGTTATACAAATGGGTCAATAATAATAGTCCTGCTTGTTTAACAACAGGATAAGTGCCTACTGAATTGGCTTCCAAAGTGTAATCAACGACTACAGGATTGGTCATTACCGTGTTAATGTTGTTTGGCAAACTATTAACAATGACTTTGTTTCCTGTTGGGTCGTAAAAATATTCGGTAGAATTCAGAACTTCAAAAACGGGGGGGTTTAAGTCGTTCCAAAATCCTACCGAATTAATCGTTACACCTGAAACACCGTTATCTTGAGAAACTTCAGGCAAATCTAATGCCGTTTGTGTTCCCATCGAATTATTTGTAGCACCATAATAGGCTTTATAAGACACAGGTAATATAGACATACCTAAATAGTCTTCAATAGCCATACGAGTAGCCAATTCAAGACCTGTCAAATAGGGGTCTTGGCTTTCATCGTCAAACAGGTTTAACTGTTGAGTAATTTCCTCAAGAGTTAGCCAAGCAGTATCGGTATCTCTATCGTACTGCTCGACCTTTTGATAACTCCAAGGGTTTCGAGGTAATCCGTAATAATTACCACTTGTCATGTTGCTAGGCATTATTCACCTCAAGCGGTATAAGTAAGACGAACTCCTGCGAAACAATCGTATACGGTACTAACAAGTCGTTTTTCAGCGTACAGAGTAATAAATCCGGGCTGAGTTTGGTCAAAACGCTTAATAGTATATTCCTCACGGTCAGCAATCGTTACAAAGCGAGACCAATCAGCAAGGTATACAGGGAACTTACCATCGCCTACTTCATCCATATATGGGTTAGGAATTACTTCGTGACCAAAAATATTACCAACTGCTGAACCGTTGGAGTTTCCTACTTCAAGGAATACAGGCATACCACTTTCGCCTGTTAGTTCTCGCAACGACTGAATTGTGTTTGGATGCATCATCCAACAAGTGCTTTCAAAATTCCAATATTGAGATGGCAGGGCAGAAGCAAGGGCAGTAATGTCGTTATATGCTAATGTTGCACCTGCTTGTGGAATTGTTAACACCGTATGAAGACCATCGGTTAAAGCAGAGCCACTAGAACCAAATTCGGCAGGATCACCACTTGGATAATAATTTAAACCACGAAGACCAAAAGTGCCACCTGTAACAGTAGTAGTCGACCCTGCTTGGTCATCATTAAGCATCATGGATAAGGCTTCTTGCTGAGAAAACTCTAAAGCAAGGTCCATAACAATAGAACCGTCTAGATTATTAATATCATCCATGACTGCAGTTCTAACAGGAATCTGAGCAGAAATAACTTTAGTCGGAATCTGCCAATAGCAAGTATTTAAAGGAGGATTACCAACATTGGGTGTAAAAGTATAGCCCCAAGGATTAGTTGGGTTAGTAGCATTACCTGTTTTGGCTACAAAAGCCTCGGAAGAACCAATCGTAGAAATTTGTCTAGCGTATCTACGAATTGGATTTGCATAACGCAATGAAGCAAACGCTTCATCATAAATAGTGCGACCACCAATCCCATCGCCTGAGCCTGTCAATGCAGAGGCTTCGGTCAATGAAACTTTTGCTTCGCCTTCAACAAGGGCTTTTTTAATGGCTTCGTAAATAAGAGTGTGGTTCATATTCAATCCAAAAAAGTTAAAAAGGAGAGGGCTTTCGCCCTCTACCTTTAGTCGTTTGCAGTATGTGTCGAACGATATGCAACAAGTGCGTTCGGGTCGACTACGGACGAGCACAACCGTTTTTCACCATAGAATGTGATAAATCCGGGCTGTGTTTGGTCGTATCTACGCAAAATCATATTGAGACGGTCGACAATGCAATGACCTTTTTGGAAATCACCAAAGAACATTGGATAGAGGTCAGCCTTGTCTACACCTGCATAAGTAGGTGTGTCGCAATACTTGTTAACAACAACATCAAAGCCAAGCAATTGACCAACAATACCATCGGTACGAGCCAAGCCATCAACATAGATAGGACGACCTTGCTCATCAGTCAATCCACGGATAGTGGATAGCAAGATTGGGCTGATAACAAACTTAGCAGACTCAGTCCAATACTGATTTGGTAGTGCATAGATAAAGTTAACTACATCTTTGTAGGTAATGTTGTTAACAGAACTTGAACCGTTGGTAGTTAATTGGTCATAGGTATTGATTTGCGACAAACCATCAGTCGTTGCAACACCGCTTGAGCCAAACTGTGCAAGATGAGTAGTACCACCTGCAAAAGCACCTTTATAACCGTATTGATTTAAACCACGCAAACCGTTAGTACCACCATAAGTATTTGGTGTATTGGTTTGGTCATCGTTCAAAATCATCGATTGTGCTTCCACTTGACCAAATTCAGCCATCATGTCGGAAATAACATTACCTTCCAAACCATCGATGTCATCAAGAGTAGCAGTACGGATTGGAAACTCACAGTTCAAATCTTTGAGAACTAACTGCCAAATATTGGTATTTTGGGTAGTTGGGTCTCCGTTGTTTTGAATTGCATAGCCCCACTGAGCACCTGCGTTGCCTACTTTTGCTCTAAATTGATAGGCGGCACCATCGGTAGCAACAGAACGGCTTACACCACGCAGAGGGTTAGTTTGACGCAGAGCAACGAATACAGGGTCATAAGCAGTACGACCACCGACATTATAGCCGGAACCGTAACCTGCAGGATTACCTAGGTCAGATGCTTCTTTCATGTACGCATCGTATTGGTCAAGAGATTCAAAAATCTTGATTTCTTTTTCGACACGCTTATCAGACTTAACAAAGTCACGAAGTTGCTCTTTAACAGAACGGTTGATTTCCTGACCTAAAGAATTGTAAGTCTTTACAGTTGCAGGAGCCTGAACCTCAGAGATTTTTGCTTCTAAAGCGGCTACTTTTTCTACCATTTCTGCCTTAACTGCTTCAACAGTTTGGGCTACTTCGGTTTTAACTTCTTCAATCTTAGCGACTTGTTGTGCTTCAATTGAATCTAGTTTTTCAATAACTTCTTTCATAATAACTCCTTACTTAATGCGTTTAGATAATGCCTTAACTAGTTCTCTTTCCTCAAGGGCTTTCAAAATAGCATCGGCTTCTTTTACCACCGCTTCAGGCTCACTCTGAGTTGGTGCATCCTTAATGTCTGCCTTAGTAGCATCACGCTGTTCTAAGACTTTCTTAAGGACAGAAGATGCGGTGGTCGCATCTTTTCGGGAAAGCCCTGCTTCACGCAAGACTTTTTCGATGTGTCTAGGATTTGGATGTCCTTCTGCATCAAAGAACTCCAATTTGCTAATATTTGCTTCGGGGTTATTAGGATACATAACAACCGAAATCTCCTTTAAACCGCCTTTAGTGATTTGAAAATAACCTTCCATGTTGTCTTCTTCGCAAGGCTCACCATCTGCATCGACCATCATAGCCTCATCAGCATAAGCACCAACGGAAACACCACCAAACATCATGGGCGATTCTTTTAATACAGAATAAACATCTGAACCTGCAACAGTATTTAGATATAGACGACCTTTAGCCGACATACCTTGCTCGTCAAACATGACTTCGTTCCATTCGCCAATAGGCATACCCATATCATTGTGGTTAAGGAACATAGGCATTGGTTTGCCCATTTCATTGAATTCGTCAGCCCACTGTGCAAAACCTTCGGGCTTGTAAAAAAATTTACGCCCATCCGCACCTTCTCTAGCACCCCAAGTCGTTGCTCGGGCTTCAATCATTCCGCTAGGATTTTGTGCTTCGTCCGCGTCTCTTCCGAGTTGGACTTGTGCTTCGCATACTAGAGTTAAGTTTTTCATTAATCGCCCCATTAGTAATAGCCTGATTGTTGTCTTGTATTTTAGGGGGTTTTGATTCTTTTAACGGAAGTTTAACATCAGTTCCTTTGATTTGGGAACTTAAAGTATTAATAATTTTCTTTAGAATGTTCATGTTTGACCTATATTCATCCGTCTAACCTGATTACCACCCCCACCACCTGTGTCTTGAGGTGATGTTCCTGTAATAGTATCTTGTTTTTTATCTTTTGTCTGCAATTCGTCTGCACCATTCATTAATGGCAAATTCAAATATTCTCTTGCTTCGTTAGGAGTTAAAATTCCGTTGCTTACTCCTGAGGTAACAAATTGCATTTGGTCAAGTGCCGCACCTTTTAAAAAGTCTTTGGTATCAAAACGAATGCAAAGGTTTGGATAGCCTTTAAATAAATGGCTTTTTAATTTTTGCTCAATATTAATAACCATTGGATACATAGTCGTTTTGTAGAATTCGTCTAGCATCGTCTGAGTATTATTATATTTTTGGTCAGCAATTCCAATCATCGCAGGAGGCACACCAAACAAACCGCAGATACGCTTCATGGTCTGAATCTTTAAATTGGCGGCATCGGCATCTTGCAAGGAAAGCATTTTGACCGTTTCAAATGTCATACCTTGGTCTAACAACATACCTTGACCGGGCTTTGATAAATCAGAATCTTTAGAACCCACCATACTAGCCCATGCTTCTTTTAAACGACCTGCAATTTCCTTATATTTGGCATCAGGAATGACCTGTTCGGTTCTAAATAAACCGCTAGGTTTAGCACCGTTCTGCATAATATAATTTGCATACAAATCAATGTCTTGGTCTAAGCCGACTAACTCTGCCGCCAAAATTCCTTTATTAAAACCTGCGACACCTTGCCATGCCGCCTCGGAAATATGCATGACTTGGTGAGCCGCTAAAGGCTCGTCCTTGTTAAATCCGTAGGTCGGAGTCGTTAAACGATAAGATGGGTAACGAGTTGGTGTTAATTGGACTGTAATAAGTGTTGCATCTAGGTTATACATTTCCAACGGAGTCTGATTTGGGTCGGCTTGGTCTTTTCGCCACCACAAAGTAAAGCATTCACCTGCTAAGTCTTGCCACATTGACCATTGATACCAAAACTCATACTGTGATTGGAAGTTGTTGGGACTTTGCAACAAACTAATGACTTGTTTGGCTTTTGCTTTGTCTCTAGTGCCGACTTTAGGTGATTCCAACGCATTTACATATTCACCGTTGTCGTCTAAATACATAACACGGATAGGAAGTTGCGATAACGACCTTGCTTTAGCACCAACACAAGCCATGACAGTCGAATTCCGACTGAGCATGGTCATATCTACAGGGCGACCTGCAGTTGTTGTGCTTCCTGTGGTTACATACAGTAATTGCTGACTTACAGTTTGACGACCTGCTTGTCCTTGATATAGAACATTATTTCCGAGTTGGGTCTGTCCAAATAGGGTATTAGATTCTTTTTGAATCGGTTTTTTTTGCTTGAAAATGTCTAAAATTCCCATGTTTTACCCCACTTTTTTAAACATTCTATATTAAAAACTCCTAAATCCAAAACTATTTGAAATAAAAGGATTGTCTAAAGAGCAATGTGCGGCAATTATTAGAGCAATAATTCCATCAACCTTTGCACTTTTGTCTGCCTCATTCTTTCTTACCTTGATGTTTCCATTGACATCTTCGTAACATTCGCAGTTTCCTAGTTGCCAACCAACAAAAGGATTACCATTATGTTTGATTTGTTTATTAAGAATTAACTTTTCTACATACTTTGATGGATTAGATAATACTGCCATACCTTGACCCACTTTCTTGACAGGGATACCTGCATCATGCAAACGAGCAACCAAAGAAGCGGCATTATAAGCATCATAACCAACCTCTTTTACATTGTATTTTTCGCACTGTTGTTTGATGTATTCGCTGATTTCTCTATCATCCATTACATTACCTTCGGTAAGTTTGAGGATTTTAGAGTCTACGGCAACCCTGAAAATGTCTGCGTAGTGCTTCGGAATTATTTCATACCCTGCTTCAGGTAAAAAGAACTTGAATTCTGCTTCGTAGTCCTTTTCGCCAAATCGCTTGAGGGTGCATACTGCGTTAAGGTCTCTAGTGGCGGCTAAGTCAAAGCCAATAAAGACTGCTTCGGGTTCTTCACTTCGAGGAGTATTATATATTGCAGTTGGGTCATCCCAATGCGACCTATCTAGCCAAGCACTATTTGCAGAAACAAAGATGTTTAATGTTTTGCATAAAAATTCATTAAGGGCGGCAGGTTTGTGTTTCGCTTCTTCTGCTCGTTGCTGAATGGCATCTTCAAAAACTGAGATTCCATGCATCGGATTTGCTTTAGCCCAACTGCTTGGCTCTCGCCAATCGTCTTGAGGGTCAAGTCCATAAAGAAGTCCAAACCATCTAGGGTTGTCTTCGGCTTCGCCATTAAGCATCGCCTGATACATAGAAAGGTCTTCGTAAAACTTGGTGTCCTTTGTAAACGATGCAGTTGTAATATATATACGCAAAGGATTAAGCCTTGCGACCATTCCTGAATGTAATACTTCAATAGAGTTACGGTCTAAAATTTGTGCGGCTTCGTCAATGATTACGCAAGATGGATTCTTACCGTCTCCTGTCTTTTTAGTATCTCGACTAAGAGCCTTAAACATGGATTGGCTATCGCCTACCTTTTTAATCTCATACTTGGAAAGGTTATAAAGGCTAGAGAACTCAATTGGCATATTCTCAATAAAGCCTTTGGCGGCATCGAATACGATAGTTGCTTGTTCTCGATTGGTCGCCAACGAAAAAACTTCAGGACCTGCTTCGCCACATTGGAGTTCATACAACGCTATCAATGCGGTCAAAGTTGACTTACCTGCTTTGCGTGGAATATATAGTATTACATCCGTTACCATTCTTTTCGTATGGTCTTTCTTTCCTCGAAAGCCATAGATGGCACAAATAAGCAATATCTGAAAAGGCTCAAGCACAATAGGCTCACCTGCTTGTGGACCTTTAGTGTGGCAAAGGGTTTGAGCAAACTCTAATACATGGCTTGGATAGTCAGGGTCAAAAATCCATTCCCATTCTTGATTTTCGTATTGGTTTAGGAATCGCTGACAAGCAAGACGAACATCTCGGCAAACATTGATTTCGCCTTTAACAACATCTCTTGCATATATTATTCCATCTTCGAAATTCACCCTTTAGGACCTCGTAAGAATCTTGCAACAGGAGTATTATCTTCTGTCGAGTTTTTGTTCAATCGACTTCTAGGGCTTAACCCTAATTCGTTGCACAATTGTATTATTTGTTGCGTTTCGTGTTTCAAGATACTTAATGCAGGGTTTGGACCTTTGGTCTGATTGTTGTTTTGATTAATGATTAAGTTGTTAGCCTTAATGTAGCGTTTTGTGTTTACAAAAATTTCAATATGCTCTGCCAAAATTTGAAGCAAGTGTTGGTCTTGGTCAGAACCAATTCCATAAACCTCAAAAAGAAAGTTAGAAGTTTCCTCAATAAATTTATCTTTGTTCCATTCATCGGGGTCATCCCAAAATGCTTTGGGAATTCGTTTTTTTAATTTTTGTGGCAACAAAGCAGGGTCTGTTGTCCTTGGTTTTGTTCCATCGATAATATGCAATTCAGGAGGTTTTTTGTTCATAGTATGTGTATATTAGTATTACACCCCCCTTATGTCAAATTACTT